TTATTTGGGGGTTATAACTACATCTTCAAAAGACATCTTAATTGGTTTTATCATCAGTGGAGGGAGTCCTGCAACAACACACATCTGAGCAACCAATGACTGAGCATAGGGAAAAAGACGATAATAGCTCTGCACATGAACTTCCTTTTTCATTTGATCGTTGGTAATTTCATCGCAGTCGAAATAACCTTCGATTTTTAGATAGATTGAAAATTGTTCTGGATCGTCTTTCGAAACAACTCGTTGTTCTAAAATTGCTGTATAATGTTTGTTGTCATCCGCATAATTGATGCTAAAAGGAGAGTTAACTCCAATTTCCAAATTTTTTTCTTCGTTCGGATTAAAATTGATTTTTATATGGAGTTCAGGAACTTTTTGAAACACTAAATCTACGTTAACCATTATTTTCACCTTTCAACTCTTTGCTAAACTACTAGGACGATAGATGTTCTGCAAATTCTGGGTAGGAAAAGAAACACTAAAAAATGATTCACTTTTTGTGCCCGATTGATACCTAAGAAAATATTGGCTAAATTGCTCCATCATACCAGACAATCGCTTTGAAACATAATTTATAGTTGAAAACTCAGAATTGTGCGCAACAATTGCATCATTGATATATTGATTTAAGCTAATGCCCTCCTTTTTAGCGATCAGAGCAGCTTGCTTATGCACTGTAGGCGCCACTCGGAGAGTTAGCTTTCCACTATACTCCTGCACCATTTCAATCGGGATCTCCGGAATAGGGATGCCTACTTCTTGAGCAGTATTAAGCCATTCTTCTTCATTTTCATTAAGCTCTTTAATTGCTTCTTCTTGGCTCTCTCCCTGTCCAACGCATCCCTTTAAAATCGTACTCTTTGCAATCCAAAAAATATGGTCCTCTACTTGAGTTTGAAATACAGCGAATGGGTATTTCATTGCTACTCCTCCTTATGCTCTTCTTGCCTCTATAGTATCGAAAAGCTCTCTTAATTGAGCAATATAAGCTTCTTTAACACAGCTCCCATGCCGAGGGATGGGAATAACTGTACCACTTTCCTTATCAACTATCTTTATGGGATGTGTACCCCCAGAAATAACCTTGCAGTTGTAATAATCTGCCAACTTTATGATTTCGTCATAGGTCATATCATTGCGAACAGGCTTACTATAAAACTTCTTTCTCAGTTTATCTATTTGCGACACAAGGCATTCCACCCTATTTCTCTAGTATATGAGAATGGTATCATATATGCCACTACATGTCAATCACATTATATAGGACTTTTGCCCAAAATTGTGCAACATATTGGTAAATCCTGCTTTTATTTCCAAAGAAGTGCCCTAGAACTATGAGTTCTAGGGCACTTCTTTTTCCCACGGCTATTTCGTTTTTAGAGCAATTTTTCAATAAAGCTCTCCATTCGCCGGGCGCTCTCGCTGCGCATCTCGTCGGTGACATGGCCGTAGACATCCAGTGTAAAGACCGCCGAGGCGTGGCCCAGGTTTTCCTGCACGGTCTTGATATCGTCCCCGCTCTTGATCGCGGCCACGGCGTAGCTGTGCCGCAAATCGTGGATCCTGGTCTTCGGGCTGCCAATGGTAGCCACCAGCTTTTTGAAATCCTTGTAGACGGTCTCGGGGATCAGATAGCCGCCCAGCTCGTTGGTAAACACCAGGTCCTGATCCTCCCAGGCGGGACCGGCCCGCAGGCGCCACTCTGCCTGACGGCTCTTCTGCCGGCGCAGCAGCTGCATGACATAGGGCGCGGGCGTGATCTTCCGTACTTTTCCGCTTTTCGTGGAGGTCAGGGCGTATCGGTCACTCCCCTTCCTGCCGGGTACCCGCTGCAGCTGCTTGTCGATCAGCAGCGTCCCTTTGTGGAAATCCACGCTGGACCAGGTGAGGCCCATCACCTCCCCTTTCCGCAGCCCGGTAAACAGGTCCACCAGGTAGATGGTCTCGAACCGGTGTCCCTGGATGGCTGCCAGGAACCGCTTGATCGTCTCGTCATCCAGCGGGGCCAGGGGCCTCCGGGTGACCCGCGGAAGGATGCAGCCGGTGGATGGATTGGTCCGGATGTATCCCAGTGTCACAGCCTGCTCCAGCGCCTTGTGCAGCACCCCATGGATCGTCTTGACCGTCTTCGGCGCGAGGCCGCCGCGGAGCAGGCCGTTGCAAAAGTGCTGCACGATATGCGGGCGCAGGTCCTCCAGCTTGTACTTTCCCAGCTCCGGCCGGAGATGGTTTTCGATCTGGCAGCGGTAGGACTCCGCTGTGCGGGGCTTCAGGTGGACGTTATACTCCGTCATCCAGATATCCAGCCACTCCCCCACCGTCAGCAGGCACGGCTCCTGATACGTCCCCATGTCCAGCTCCACCAGCTTCTGCCGCAGCTTCTGGGCAACTTCGGACTTGGTCTTTCCGGTGATGGTCCGCTGGATCTGCCTCCCGGTGTTGGGGTTGTACCCTGCGGTGTAGCGGGCCTCCCAGTATGTATAGGACTTCCCTGCCCGATTCAGCGTCTTTTGCCGGATGGACCCGCCTCCGGAGGCGCCCCGGCCAGTCTGTTTCATGCGTGCCATATTACCGTCCCTCCTTTTGCCCGTCCATCTTAGAGGGGGCGGCAGCGCCGGACAAGGGCGCCTCTGTACGAGTCTCCCGGAGGGAGGCGAGATAGATCTTCGTCACATCGTCCCGGCCATGCCCCAGGAGCCGGGAGACCGCCTTGCGGGCCTCGTAGGGCGTGGCTCCGGCAGCGATCCGCTCCTGATACCACTCCGCTGCGCAGACATGGCGGAGGCCGTGGAAAGTCATGGGACGCGCCGAGCCGGCGTCCTGGATGTATGGCCTGCAGGTACGAATAAACGCCTGCAGGTGCTGGATCGCCGTATGAGTTTCCATGTCGTCCGGCACAAAGAGCTTATGGCCGCGGGGCGTGGTTTGCAGATGCAGCTCCAGGTGGCTCACCAGCAGAGGATGCAGCGGGACCGTCCGGACGAGGCCGCCTTTGCCCTTGATGGTGATGGCCCCCTCCCGGACCGCTTGGGCCGCGATGGCCGTGTCGATCCGGAAGCACTCATGGATGCGCAGGCCCGCATACCGGGCCAGATAGAGGATCGTCACATAGTCCTCCCTGCCCAGGCGCAGCGCCTCCGCCAGCATCCGGGAGAACTCCTCCCGGCTCCAGGTGCGGTCGACGCCGCCGAAGGTGCGCCGCTGCAGCGCGACCTTCAGCTCCTCATTGTCGGGCAGCTTGTATTTGGCGTCCATCAGGTCATGAAAAAAACGGATGGCGGCCAAGTCTGTTTTGATGGTGCTGGGGGCCTTGCCATCATCCTGCAGCTTCAGGATATAGGCGGTCAGATGCTTCCCGTTGATGTTGGACAGCTTTTGCAGGCGGAAGGCATCGGCCAGGAAGGCGCAGAACCGCTTCATGGCCTCGTAATACCGCTCCTTGGTGCGGAAGCTCCCCTGGCGGTTATGACGGGCCAGCTTGTCCAGCTGGGCGAGCAGGCTGAGGTAAATACCGGTATTCAAAATCTGGTTTGCCATATATGTACGTCTCCTTATTCATCAAAAATAAGGTTCAGATGGGCGCAGTCCGGCCAGTGGCAGATCTGTACGTTTCCGGCAGATCTCCGGCGTGTCAGCGGGGCCCGATGGCTCTTCCCGGATCACAAACCCTTGCCGCACAACGCTCCTGTGTTCAGGGCGTCAGCAAACCAGAGACCTGTCTCTATTTTCTTTTCACGGGGTCAGTACGATTGCCGCATGGAGATCCTGGATCTCTGTCCTGACGGACGGCGGCGGACACCAGGCCGCTGAACTCGGCTGCAGCCGCATGGCTGCGGGTGTCCTGGGGCCTGCCGGCGGCGGCCCTGCGACGGGGGGATTCCGTATTGCCGGATACGGATGCCAGTGCCTGGCAGGGGCACCAGCCGGAACGGTTGAAGCGTCCGCTCTGCCAGCAGCGGACGTGGGCGGCCATAGAGACCGGCCCGGGAAATAACTGTGATTTCATGGTCTGTTTCATTCTCTTCTCCTTAGCGGCAAAGCCTGATTTTCTCCTGAAAGCGCAAAAAAGCCCGAAAACAAACCATACTTGTTTTCGGACCCAATTCAGGATCAGTCATTCAGTTCATGGCGATCAGGCCCGCAGTCTGATCTCTCATTCCTAAAAATCGGAGCTGGGCATAGTTACCCCTTTCCCCAATACGTTACAAACAAAAACGTACAAACCTAACAACGTGTGCAATGCGTCAACCGCGAACGGATCGGGAACCCGGTCCGCCCCCCGCATTTCAGCAGAGTACGCACAAAAATCAATCTACCTCTTTTTTATCACATCTTCCGGATTTTGGCAAGTGCAAAACACTGTCAATTTCATGTCAAAACACTGTCAATTTTATCGGACTGTCCGGATCCGGCAGGGCCAGGGGCGCACTTGTCCCTTGTCTCATGCCATTCCTCCCTAACTTACTCCGCCCTAACTTACTCCGCCCTATCGCCTTTCGGCGCAAAAAACAAATGAAGCGCAGATACTATGCCTGTTTTACACAGAGCTCTGATACTTCCTCAATGCACCATCAATGTACCATATTTTGAGAAGGATGTCAAAGGCGGAGATTTTCCCACTGTGGGCCAAATCTTTTGTTCGTTTTTTGAAAATCGGTTATTTTCATTTGTGCAATTTCCGCATTGAATCCCGATGTTTATGTATGATATATTTCTGGTAGAGTAACATACCATTTAACAGAGCTGGGACGTTCCGCAATCGGGGCAGGGTGTAAAATGCCGCAAGGCACACCTGGGAGGAAAGGTTCCAGCTCTGTTATTTTTTCTCGCAAGTCATCCATTCAGTCACAGGCAACCGCCAGCGGAGATTTTCCCGCTTTGTCCCCAGTCAAGTCGAAAGCCCTTGGAACTGGCGATCCCCTGATCGTAAGGGACCTGTTCCAAGGGCTTGATCGTACAACGGACGGAAGGATAACGTCATTTCGCTGTACTGGTATTATATTATGTCCGCAGGTTAAAAAAGTCAACTGCCTTCTTTGTTAATTCGAGGATTTATGCAGATCAGTCAAGATACCTGTCTATGTCAATGACGATGCCGTCCTTTTTTGCGTCGGCCACAACAGATTTTACAAAATCACGGTACACGCTCTTTGCATATCTGCGGCTGTTTCGAGCGTATTCCTTATCCTTTTCGTCGTAACAGCCATCGGTGAAAAACGTCTCTTCACTCAAGCTAGATAGGATGATCTCGTATTTACTGGGGCCAGCGTCTCTTTTCCTAGCGGCGAACATCTTTTCAAATCCGCCGGGGATTTCTTTGCAACGTTTGACCACATAGGGAATGTAATCATGCTGGGCCAGCAGAGTTTTTCCAAGCTCTGTCAACCCTACCACCTGTGGGAGCGAATTTGCTACTTCCGTTCCTTTCCCTGCATCCATAAGTTCCTGAATCAGGGTGGACTTTGAACCGCGCTTTTTTAAGCCAAACTTCTCCAGAAATGGCTGCAGTTCGTCTATGGTGGCATACTCTAGGCGATCAGGTGCCTGCGCGGGCTGGATCAGCCCCAAGGTCATAGCACGATCCCAGTGTTTATAAATTCCGGGATTAGGGAAACAGTTTTTCATTTTCCATGTAGGCTCTGCATTCCCCCAAGGGGTCCCACGGCGCATGTAAATGTACAACAGATCATAGACATTCAGCTTTGGGGGACGGTTAAACAAGCTGGCGAGAAAACCCATAATCCACCTCTTTGATCAAAATCAATCCTTTTGTGTGTCCGATTCGGACACATTTTTTTTACTCTCTTCGGCTACCAGATACTCCAGGAAGGTCATGAGCTTGTCCTGGCTCGCCGGGGACAGGCTGTTGTAGCGCATCACCAGATAAGGCTGCGTCGGGCCTTCCCCGTGGGGATCTTCCTCGCCCAGCAGTTCGCTCGTAGTTACACCAAGATATGCCGCTAATATATGGAGTTTTTCCGCCGAAGGCCAGTTGCCACGGTTTTTCAAGTTGGAAACCAAGCTCTTCCCGACGCCACTCTCTCGGCACGCTACTGTTGGAGTAGTCCCCTTTGCGACACATAATCTTTGTATATTTTCAACAATTTTCAGGGGGTCCAAGGGCCTTCACTCCTATATCTGCAAATTGGGCGATATGACAAAGCTGCAAATGCAGACCAAAATTTACTCTTAAAATGTTGACAATCCAATATTTTGGATTTATGATTTACCCATAGGAAGTAAACCAACAGGCAAAAACAAACGCGAAAGGAGGTGAGCCGCCATGGAAGCAACCAGAAAAAACCGCCGGATCGCAAAGCAGATCATGGAACTGCTTGCCCGTGAAGGCTGCACAGTGAGGCAGGCCGAAGAGATCCTTGCCTTTGTCGGAAGAGCTGCCCGGGATACCGCCACCGTGCAGTTCACGGAGCAATTATCCGAGCCGCTTGATCCCATCGAAAGAAGCACAAAGGGGGTGAGCCACCCATGAAACGGTATCTCAAAGAGTATTGGCAACCCATTTTCCTATCAGCGGTAACAACCATTCTCATGCACGTATTGCTGGATTGACAGCAATCGACACCCAAGAAGTCAACGTTATAACCACAAGGCAATTTTAACACGGAGCAGTTCATGTTTCAAGCATTTCAGAGAGGAGGTTTCAAATGGCAAATAACATCAAGCAGCTGCGAGAGGCCGCCGGTATGACCCAGGCGGAACTTGCCGCCAAGATGCGGCTCACCACGCCCTCGATCACCAAATGGGAGCGGGGCCGCGCCAATCCCACTTACGACAACCTGATCCAGCTGGCGGAGATCTTCGGCGTCTCCCTGGACGAGGTTGCCGGACGAAAAACCAGCGCCTAGAAAGGAGGTCTTGCACATGGAGAAAAAACAACTCACGTCGTTTGACGATCTGCCCCTGATTATGACCGTGGAGGAGCTGGCTCCCATCCTGGGCGTCGGCAAGGGCACCGTGTACGAGCTGGTCCGCTGTGGCCGCATCAAGAGCCTGCGGATTGGCACACAAATCCGCATTCTCAAGCAGGAGCTGATTCAGTTCCTGGAGTCTTCGACTCCCCAAGTCAGCTAAATCATACCGCGAAAAGGAGGAAAACACCATGCCGGAGGACTACAGCAATATTTACAAAATTGCTCGCCGGGCGGCTGGTTACACGCAGGAAGCAGCCGCCGAACAGCTCAATATCTCAATCGAAAGCGTGAGAGCATACGAGACCTACCAGCGAACCCCGCCCGCTGATGTCGTGGAGCGGATGGTTGTTTGTTTCGGCGCTCCCCAGCTCGCCTACCAACACCTGCACGAGACAAACGCTCTCATATCGCGTGTGATCCCACAGCTGGAACCACGGAGCATCCCGGAGGTGGCCATCCGGATCTACAACCGGATGCGCAGTTTCTCCCAAGGGGCCTGCCTGGAACGCCTGATGGCCATTGCCGAAGACGGGCGGGTCGATGACACCGAGCAGCCGGAGTTCGACGCGATTGTCAAGATACTGCGGAGCATCATTCAATCGAGCCTGGAGCTGGAAATCTTCTGCTCACCTGATTCCGCCATAAAAAAAGAACGCCCCGAGGCGGCAACCTCAAGGCGTTCGGTTCAGGGACTTGCGTCCGAGAACGATTGCAAGACTATTGTAACACAATCAGCTCAAAATGCAAGCCCCAATTTAACCGGGAAGGAGGTGCCCTTTCCGTGATTGCCTGGGGTTTTGTGCTGATCGGCATTTGTACGGCCACCAGCGGACTGTTCCGGCTGGTGGATCGGATTGAAGGGAGGCGGCGAGGATGACCGCATGGAAAACGCTGGATCTGCGTCAGCGAAAGACCTGCGGCCCCCATGACGGGGAACTGATCGTGCTGCACATGATCCCGAAATCCACCTGGGGGACTGAGCGGTATCTTGTCAGCCGCCTCCAGACAGAGGCGGGATGCACTTGGATAAAAAGCAATGGAAATGTGTTGTCTCCTGCCAATCTGGAGAAACACTATGACCTCCGGTGGCTCCGGATGCCGGAGGACACCATCTGAGAGGAGGGGGGTTATGCGGAGGTACCCCAAAAAGGGCGGGCAGTTCGCCATCATTTGGGTGGATTTATTGTATGAGGATGCGGTACCAGCCACCGGCAAGCTGCTCTTTGGAGAGATATACCGGCTCTCTGGGCCGGATGGCTGGTGCGATGCCAGCAACCAGGATTTCATGGACCTGTTGGGATGCAGTGAGACAACTGTCCGTAACCTACTCAAAGCCCTGGAGGATGTGGGGCAGATTCGGGTGGTCACCCGGCCCCGCCGGGAAGGCGCTGGCGGCACGGAGCGCAGGATCTTCTGCGGCCGGAAACTGGCCCCTCCAGAGGTCCAGGAGGTACCCGCAAAAAACTGCGGGTACCCCGGGGAGGGTACCCGCAGAAATTTGAGGGGGGTACCCGCAGAAACTTGCGGTTCCACATCTATAAGTAATTATAATAATACCCCCTATAGTCCCCCAAAGGGGGATGACCCTGACCTTATGAGGTCATTTGACCTCTTTTGGGACAAGTACCCCAAGAAGGTCAAAAAGAAAAAGGCGCGGGAACTATGGCAGAAGCTGCGGCCAGATGCCGCATTGGCGTCTGTCATCCTGGCTGCTTTGGAGCGTCAGAAGTGCAGTGACCGTTGGCAGCGGGATGGCGGTCAATACATACCGGACCCCACCACGTGGATCAACGGCCGCCGGTGGGAGGACGAACTGTTTCCTGCAGAGCCGGAGCGTCCTACCCCACCCGATGATGCCAGAAGGGGGCGGTGCCTGTGAGCGAGATCAAGCAGGATGCCATTCTCTCCCAGCGGCTGCTAGACGCTCAGGTGGGCGTGCTGGGCTCCATGCTGATCGACCCGGATACCGTGCCGGAGGTGCTGAGCCGGGTGCGGGACGCGGACTTTGCGGAGAAGAAGTACCGGCTGATATTCCAGGCCATCCAGGCCCGGTTCCGGGCCGGACAGGCCATTGACCCGATCCTGGTCCGGGAGACTCTGGGCGGCGGCGTGGACAGCCCATGGACCTCGATTCTGCAGGGCCTGATGGATGTCACGACCACAGCGGCCCATGTGGATGACTACGTGGACGCCCTGCGGGCTTCGGTCACGTTGTCCAACCTGCGGACCCTTGGCACCCAGCTGGCGGAAGCCGACCGGCTGGAGGACGCTCAGGCACTGCTGGACCAAATGCGGGCCCAGCAGGTAAGCCGCCCCCATGTCCAGGCCATGGACATGGCGGAGGGCTTAGAGCGATTCTTTGACCGGCACAACGGCGAGGAGAAACCGCAGTATCTCAGCTGGGGCGTGCCCGTCCTAGACGAGCGGATCTTTGCGGAACCCGGGGACATGGTGGTGCTGGGCGGGTACCCGTCCGACGGCAAGACGGCTCTGGCGCTGCAGTTTGCCTTCGGCATCGGCAGAAATCACCGGGTAGGGTTCTTCAGCTACGAGTCCACCCGGGACAAGCTGTTTGACCGGACAGTGAGCCGGGCGGCCATGCTGAGCTACACCAAGATCAAGCGCAACCAGCTGACGGAGGAGGACTACCGGGACCTGCTGGAGCTGCGGCCCCAACTGACGGCTCCCCAGCTGACGTTGATCGACGCCGCCGGCATGACGGTGCTGGACATCCAGGCGTACAGCCAGGCCCACCGGTACGATGTGGTATTCGTGGACTATCTGCAAAAGATTGCTGCGCCCAGAGGCACCCGGCAGTCCGATTTTGAGCGGGTCTCCGCCATCTCCAGCAGCTTGCAGCAGTTTGGGCGGATCACCGGGACTACGGTGGTGGCCCTGAGCCAGCTGTCCCGGCCGGACCGGGACGCCAAGACTAAGAAAATCCGCCCGCCGGCGTTGAGCGACCTGCGGTCCTCCGGACAGATCGAGCAGGACGCCGACGTGGTGCTGTTCCTGTACCGGGAGGACTACGATGACAAGCAGTCCAACCGGATTCTGCGGATCGCCAAAAATAAGGAGGGCGAGGCCATGGACTGGGTGAACTTCCGCTTTGACGGGGACCTTCAGACCTTCTCCCGGATCGCGCCGGAGACTCCGGCACCACCGGCGGAGAAGCCCAAGCGGGAGAGGCAGCCGCCCCGGCAGGTGAGCTTCTGGGCGGACGGAGGCAGCTTCCAGGACACCCCCTGGGGGAAAGGATGAGCCAGTTGAAGATCGGAGACATCCTGACCATCAAGCCCAATTTTTACACGGAGTACATGGGGGCCAATGACCAGCCCCGCCAAGCCCAGGTGATCTACATACACCCCGAAGGTCGGTTTTATGTGGTGGAGTTCCGGAGCGACCTGGGTATTCCCTGGCGGGAGACGTTTTACCCATATACAAGGCGGATTGCGGATATTGCGGACAAATCCGCACCGCACCTGCCACACGAAAAGGAGCTTGCATCATGAAAACGATTGCGATTATGAACAACAAGGGCGGCGTCGGAAAAACCGTCACCGCAATTAACCTGGCGGACATCCTGATACAGGATTACCGAAAGCGGGTGTTGCTGGCAGACTGCGATGGGCAAATGAACCTGACCAGGTTTTTCCTGCCGGAATATGACCCGGAAGTAGGGTACTCTATGGTCTCCCTATTGCTGGGAGACGGGGAACCGGTGTGGAGTGACAACGTGGTACCCCTGCGGCCGGGGCTGAATTTGGTGCCGGGCTCTCTTGAGTTGTACAGCCTGGACCTTGCGGCCATGTCCGAGGGCGAGGATGTACGTCAGACCCAGCGGATGCTGGATTTTGCAGAAGCCGTCCGCCAGGATGAGGAGGTGGATTACCTGATCTTCGACTGCCCGCCGGGGTTCACCGCGGCCAGTATGGCGGCCCTGCGTGCGGCGGATGAAGTGGTGATTCCCATGGAGCTGGACGGTTTTTCGATCTATGGTCTTTCCACGCTGGCGGAGCAGCTGGCCAACTTGCGGCGGCGGGGCGCGAAGGCGCGGGTCGCTGGTGTGTTAATCACCAAGAAGCGAAACACGGAGTTTTCCCGAAGTTTGGAGATACTGGTTCGAGGCAGCGGTATCCATGTCTTTGAGACAGCGATTCGGTACACGGCAAAGCTGCCGGAGAGTACAGCGGACAGCCGCCCCTTATCGGAATACAGTTTCCGCAGCGCCGCGGCGGTGGATTACCGGCGCTGGGTGCGGGAGTATCTGGGAGGTGAGCTATTTGGCAACGCCTGATTTAAGCCGGTTCGGTGCAGTGTTGAAAGCGGTGTCAGATTCTGACACCGCTGGCCGGGAACAGATCGAATACATAGACATAGACCTGCTGGACGGAGATCCCCGCAATTTTTACGCGCTCCCCAATATTGCGGAGCTTGCCGAAAATATCCTGCTGGTGGGACTCCAGCAGCCGCTGAGAGTCCGGGCAGCGGAGAATGGGCGGTTTGTGGTCACCACCGGCCACCGGCGCCGGCAGGCGCTCTTGAAATTGGTGGAGCAGGGCTATGATCAGTTCCGGCAAGTCCCCTGCATCCGGGAGCCGGAGGGTGAATCCAGCGCCATGACCGAACTGCGGTTGATTTGCGGCAACAAGGACAACCGGGTGCGGAACGGTGCTGAGCTGGCCCGGGAGGCGGAGAGGATGGAATCCATTTTGCTCCAGCTGAAAAAAGAGGGCTATGAATTTCAAGGGAAGACCCGGAAGCTGGTGGCAGAGCTGCTGCAGGTGTCGGAGACCAAGCTCGCCAATGCAAAGGCCATCAAGAACGGGCTGAAGGAGCGTAGTTTGCAGGTAGCCTGGGAACAGGGGAACATCACAGAGGCTTGCGCCTTGGAGATCGCCCGGATGCCTGGAAGGGATCAAGAGAGGTTGGAAACGTGGCTAAGAGAGGAAAAACTCCCCTGTACGCTGCGGACGGTTCGGGAATTCTCTGCTTTGAGCATCAAACTCGAACATGACTGCGAGCGTGCCGGCCGCCCCTGCCCCAATGCCAGGGCGATGTATGATGCTTTCGTCCGGAATGGCAACTGGGAGGGCTGCTGCGGGTGCTGCGCCATGTGCCTCAAGCGGGATACCTGCGAGACCTGCTGCCAGTATGTGGAGCGGAAAGAGCCGGAGCCAGCAGAAGAGCCTGAGGGCGATCTGGAGGATGCGGTGCCTGATTGGCAAGCCCAGCGGGAGAAATTCGGGTCCCGCCTGCGAAAGGCCCGTGAAGAAACCGGCCTGGACAGGGCGGCATTTGCAGAAAGAATTGGAGCTTACAAGGCCACATACTCCGCTTGGGAAAACGGGTCTCTGCCCGGCAGCAGCCAGTTCCCGGATCTGGCCCGGGCGCTGGGTGTCAGCACGGATTATCTCTACGGCCTGACGGACGATCCCACGCCGCCAGGAGAAACGCAGCCACAGCCGGAGGGGCAGCTGACTATCGCCGGGTGGATGCCCGGCGGCGTGAACCCAAGCGAACCAGGAGAATTCGCTGTGCTGGTGGATGTGGGCAACACTCGCTATTTCAAGACATTCATGCGCTGGGACGGGAGTTCGTGGCTGATGCTGCCCTCCAAACAGCAGGCGGAGTTCCCGCCAAATTGGTGGCTGCGGCTGCCGCCGGAGCCGGAGAAGGGAGAGACAACATGATCCGATTTATCAGTGATCCGGAACATGGGGAGTTTACGGCATCGGCGTCCGGGAACATTTCGGAGGTTGTCGTAGAGATTGGAGTCTGTATAAATACCGCTTATAACCTGCTCCGGTCAAGAGACCCTGATGCGGCACAAGGTTTTAAACAGGCTTTGCTTGTTACCTTCCGCCCGGACAGTCCTGTCTGGGACAAGGAGGATGTACCAGATCCACGCAACGGCATCAAGATCGTACGAATCAGGAATTTTGAATCGGAGGCGCATCATGAGTGAGCAGATGTATGAGCGAAAAAAGGACTTTGTCAACCACGCCCTGAGCCGCTGCGTGGCGTCCATGTACCCCAACGTGTGCCGGGTGGCTTACCACACCCGGGATACTGACGAGGGCTTGCGGGAGACCGCCATGATCTACCTGGCCGGGGGCTACTCCCGGCGGGTGGATGTGACGGGGATGGACCTGCCGGCCACGCTGGACGCCGTGTTTGCGGTGTTTAGGGAGGCGGTATGATGCGATATACCGGACATAAACGGCGTCCGAGAGTACGCTGCTGGCTGGCCCTCATTGCGTGTGTAATCATCGTGGCCCTGGCGTTGTGTATCAACGCCAGGGCGCTGGGGGTGATTGCTCTGTGAGGCGTACTATGACAACCAAATCTTTGGCACGGATTTGTGAGATGGGCCGCAGCGGAGCCTGTCTGAAAGAGATCGCGCAGGATACGGGGTATTGTATTTCCACCGTAGGCAAGTGGCTGAGACACCAAGGTATCGGTCCGCCGGGGCAAAAATATATTCCCCGGCGGATCTATACCGTCTACAAAACAAAGACCACCGAATTTTTGGTGGAGGGCAACGCCAAAAAGTGTGCGTCTTTCCTGGGAATTAAGCTACAGAGCTTCCGGCGGGCATATACATGGAGCCATCGGGGAGCCCCGGGAAAATATACAATTTACGCAAGAGATGCAGAGAGTGAGGATGTGCCATGACAACAATGGATTTCAGCGCAACATTGGCAGCTCTCCGGAGACTGCGTGTAGAGACTGGGAGTTTAGTCTGTTTTGGCTGCGGGCATGAGCATAACTGCTCCACGCACGGCTGTGCCATCCTGCGTAATGCCGTAGAGCACATGGAGGCGGCTCTTTCGAACTATGATAGCCTCTCCGCTCTGGTGCACCGTCTGGAGACGGAGCTGAAAAGTGAGATTCTGTCAGCAGCCGAACTCCGGGCCAGGCTGGCGAACGAGCCGCTGACGCTGGAGGAGCTGCGGGAGATGGACGAGCCTGTATGGGTTGCCTGCAAACCCATCGAGGGCGGGAACGGGTACTGGTGTCTGTGCCAGCATGGGCATATCATCACACCGGCAGGTAGCATTTACGATGTGAAAGAAATCCCGCATTGGGTGTTCTACCGCCGCCCGCTGGAGGAAGAAGTATGAGGCCGATTTTATTCAATACCGAAATGGTACGGGCTATTCTGGATGGCCGGAAAACCGTAACCCGGCGGCCGGTAAAATTTGGGAGAGGGCGAAACCCAAAATGGTCGGGGTATGTCCCGGACGGGGGCGTATTGTACGGAAGTAATAACATCCCAGCGGCGAAAGCACCATACCAGGCCGGTGACATTCTGTGGGTGCGGGAGACGTGGACGTCTGTACCAGGCGGGAGCTATATCTACAAAGTGTCCGTGGAGTGCCCTGATGCTTGGCGTGGGACCTGGCACCCCTCCATTCACATGCCGAAAGAGGCCGCCCGGCTGTTCCTACGGGTGGTAGCAGTGTGGGTGGAGCGCCTGAAGGATATAACCCCGGAGCAGATAGACGCCGAAGGGTGCAAGGAATGGACGTACAGTGCGATGACTGGAGAGCCTCTACCGAGTGGCCCATCCTGGTTTAGGATTGCGTGGGACCGCACCATCAAGCCTTCGGACCTCCCTGCTTACGGCTGGGAGGCAAATCCCTGGGTATGGGTCATTAAGTTTGAGCGGATCAGCCGCCCGCCGGAGGGAAAGGAGGACGGCAATGTTTACGGTTGATGACGGCCTTTGCTTCCCGTGGGAGGGATTTGTCTGCTGCTAAGTAACAACGATTTGAATACCATCCAAGTTGCCTTAGATACTGGGATGGAGACCGTAATGACCCGAACTCTTGGAGATTTCCGCATCACGGTCTCCACATCCAGAGCCCCGCCTGTTTGGCATCCGTTTCTTATGCTCGCCCGTCTGGAGATTTGGGATGGGCACATCTACTCAACGAAGTGGTGTGTCAGTGCGGAGGAGGTGCAGCAGTTTGCGGGGAGATGATCAGTCCTTGTGGTATTGTGTACGCCAGCGAGCAGGTCCTCTTGTCAAGGAGTGCCGGGCACTGCGGCCACGGCTGAGTGCAAATGATACGCCATACCAGCGGAATGAAAAGAATAAAATTCTTCGGCCACCCAGAGACAGCAGTGTCTGCCGAACGCGTGTAGACCGGCTGGAGCTGCGGCTGGCGCTGTTTTGCTTTGCAGGGATCGTGTACACACTGACCTTTGATCCATATCACCTGCCGGATCGGTTCTCTGATGTCCGAAAACGGTGGAGATCGTTCCTGCGGCTTCTCAACCTGTGGAAGCCAAACTGGTCTCGGGATTATATCTATCTGATTGAGGGCAGGCATGGAGACCACCGCTATCATATCCACTTGGTCCTCCGGAACAGCGATTTTTCTCCGGCCGAGATCCGCTATCTTTGGAAATACGGCGAGGTAGATGACGAGCCTCTGCTGTTGGGACCATACGATACCTACAGGCGCACCGCGAAGTACTGGAACAAGGAGGCGTCAGACGGAATTACGGTCCCCGTGGGTGCCAGGACCTGGGTTGCCAGCAGAAGTCTGAATGCCAAGCTGCCGCCTTTGGAAATGTGGCGGAGTACAAGCGGTGAAATCGAGTCTCCACAAAATGTACGGGTGCAGGGAGGCAATCAGACAGCCAACGAATTCGGGGTGTATCTCTACAAGTGGTGGATCTCAAACAGTGCTTTTATTTTAGATAAATGACTCTTATCTTGAAATATAGTTGAATAACTCACAAATCTAAACGAAAGTGAGGGAGACCCGTTGCAAACGTGCAATGAACGTGTTAAACTGTCCATAAAGAAGGGACGGTATGTCTGCCCCAACTGCAACTGCATCACGAACCAGAAGGCCAGCTCTGAGACCAGCGCCAGCCGCTTGATTCTCTGGTGCCGTAATTGCAAGGCAGAATATCTCGTGAATATCGAACATGGCCAGTGCTTTCTGATAAGCCGGTGCCGATGATCTTCCTGTGGAGAAGACGTCGGTGCCGGCTTTTTGTTTTGCCCGGAGGTGATAGCCCATGGCACAAAAGCCGTTGCGTCCATGCCGACATCCTGGGTGTACGACCCTGGTAACTGGCGGCTATTGTGATCTCCACCGCCCCAAGGACAGCCGCAGTGATGCGGCCAAGTCCTGGCACTGGATGTACCTGACTCCAGAGTGGACGGAGGACCTGCGGCCCGGACAGCTCCTTCGTGAGCCGTTTTGCCGGGAATGTGCCCGGCGTGGAGTCCGGACACCGGCCACGGAAGTGGACCACATCCAGCCGCACCGCGGAGACTGGGCGGTATTCACGGACCGTAGCAACCTGCAAAGCCTTTGTCATTCCTGCCATAGCCGAAAGACGTTGGCAGAAATGCGGCAGAAGCAAAATGCTTTGCGTGCCCGCTGGCGGCGGTGATCGGCAGAACGCTTGGGCGCACGGGCGGGGCGGGTGCGTGTGCGCGGCGTTTCCTTGCGCCCCTCCCCCCCCCCCGGCAAAAAAAGTTTGGGCGGAGTGACGCAAGACCGCACGCCCCCCTTCGTGCAAGATTTTTTCCCCATGAGGATTTTCCGGGAATATATGGCGTGTCAGATTCGGACACGCCGGCCAGAAAGAGAGGGAGTGTATGGTTCGGCTGGAGTGTGGCCTGCGGGGCGCACGGAAGTATTGCGCCTCGCATCCAGGCTGGTGCTGCAAAGAGTGTCCGCTGCAGACATCCTGTGACCACGCCTGCAGGAATACCCCGGATGTCTGCGGCTACGCCACACCCCACGATACATGCCAATACCATGCACCGCCAAGGATCAGCAGAAAGGAGGGCCCCATCCATGGCAGGCAAACGGCAACCCACAGCACTTGTGGAAGCAAACGGACGAAAACACCTGACAGCGGCGGAGGCTGATGCCAGGCGGGACCAAGAGGTCTATGTGGCGCCACCTGAAGCGGCGGTCCCTCCCCTTTGGCTGCCGAAGAAATTGCACAAGGAGTTTCGGGAGATCGGAGAAATTCTGTTGGCGGCCGGCCTCTACTCCGAACTGGACCGGGATGTGCTGGGGCAGTACTTCCTGGCCCGGGAGCGGTGGCTCCGGGCGGACAAGCTGGCATCCCAGGCCATCCGCGATAAGGATGAGAACCTGGCCCAGAAATGGGCAAGCACCCAGAACACCTACTTTCGCCAGGTCCGCCAATGTGCGGAGTCCATGGGGCTCTCCGTCACAGCTCGGTGCCGGATCGTCATCCCGACGCCCCTTCAGAATGCCGGAAAAGCCGGACCGGAGGACGGCATCGATGAGTTCACGCGGCAGCTCCGGGCCCGGCAGGCGGCGGCGCTGGAGGCGGCGGAATGCCCACCGTGACAGCGACCGCGGAAACCATCCAGGACAAAGCGGCTGGCAAGTTCGTTTGTGACTTTGTTTCCAGGCTTCCCACCACTGACTCTGGACAGCCATTCCAGCTTTATGAATGGCAGCGGGATGCCATCATGGACTTCTACGGCACCATGGAGGATGACCTGGACACTGGGGAACGGCTGCGGAAGTACTGGTATCTCTACCTGGAGATCCCCAAGAAAAACGGCAAGAGCGAGCTGGCGGCGGCACTAGGCCTCTACCACCTGTTTGCGGATGGAGAGCTCAATGCGGAAGTTTATGTGTGCGCTGCCGATAAAGAGAACGCCAGTATCGTGTACAATGCCGCGGTGTTTATGCTCACCACCGCCCCCTGGACCGCCAAGATGGTGGCCCGGGGAGAGCTGAAGATCATCGAGAGCCGCAAACGCATCGAATACCGCCAGCGGGTCCGCACCGGCAACGGCGGGCACAAGTGGATCGTGGTGGGCGTGATGGCGGTCCTGTCCGCCGAGGCGTACAGCAAGCATGGCTACAAGCCCAGCTGCGTGATCTTTGACGAGCTCCATGCCCAGCCCAACCGAGATCTGTGGGACGTCATGACCGCCGGTGCCGGCTCCGGTCGGAAGCAGCCGGTGTGGATCGTGCTGACTACGGCGGGTGATGATCCGGACCGCACCTCCATCGGCTGGGAAATCCACCAGAAGGCCGTAGCCATTCGGGACGCCCGGCAGCTGCGCCGCATCCTGGACAATGGCGGAGATCCCCGGCAGGTGTTGTCCCTGCGCCACGTGGATGCCGAAGATCTTCCACAGGCCGAGGCCGACCTGCTGGCTCAGGATATGCCCAACTGGCTGCCCATCCTCTACGGCCTGACCGCCATGTACGGAGACGATCCGGATGACCTGGCGGCCGTGGACATCTGGGACGAAAAGCTCTGGTTCCTGTGCAACCCGTCGCTGGGCAAGCACCTGAGTCTGCGCAACATCCGGCTGGAGGCCATGGAGGCCCGCCGGAGCGAGGCCGGTGAGAAACTTTTCCGCTGGCTGCGCCTGAACCAGTGGATCAGCGTCAAGGCGGTCAGCTGGATCTCCCTGACGCTGTACGACAAGACCCAGTGGGGTCCCAGCAAGCGGGCCGAGCGGACCGCCTGGCTGGAACAGCTGAAGGGGAAGCTCTGCTACGGCGGCGTGGACCTGTCCACCAGCAAGGACCTGACGGCCTTTGTGCTGCTGTTCCCGCCCCAGCCAGGGCTAGAAACGGCGGTGCTGCTGCCTTACATCTGGCGTCCAGGCGCCACGGCGGAGGAGGCGGAGCGGCGGGACCATGTACCCTATCGGGACTGGGCCCGGGCCGGGTTTCTGCAGCTGTGTGATGGAGACATCATCAACTACAGCGATGTGGAGGAAGCCATCCAGCAGGCCCGGGAGGACTACGACCTGCGGATGGTGGGCTTTGACCCCTATCTGAGCCGGACAATCACCCAGCGGCTGGAGCCCATCGTTCCGGTCATGGAGATCCCCCAGGACCTGCGGAATATGTCTCCGGCGATGAAGGAGATGGACGATCTGATGACCCGGCACCAGTTGCTGCATGTCCACAACACCTGTTTCCGTTGGACATTTGGGAATGTCCGATGCCACGTGGACGGGAACGGGAACATCAAGCCGCTCAAGAATAAATCCATCGGCCGCATTGATCCCCCCGTGGCGGCGATCATTTCGATTGCGGTTTGGATGATTATGCGGACCAAGCACACCTATGACACGCGACATTTGAGAGAGGACTGGGGCTTATGACAAACGAGGAGCGCCGGGAACGGCGCGAGGCGCGGCGAAGAAAGGCCGCAAATCTGCTGGGGCTGTATCTGGAGGATCTGCTGCTCCTGGCCGGAAGCGGCTGTTTTACGGCTGCCGCGGCGCTGGCCGCCGGCTGTGCGGCTGCCCTGGCCACAGCGGGCGCGTGCCTGACGGTCTACGCGCTTGTGGTGGCCCGGTCCGCCGGAAGGAGGTGAGGGAATGCTGCTGCGCAATGCCATGCGCCGCCCGCGGGCGGTGGAGTACGGCAGCCTGTCATGGGAGGACCTTAACCGGCAATTCCGGAAGATCTTCCTCTCCGGCGGGCCGTATGACACCGGCATCCGGGGCGCGGAGCGGCTGAGTCCCGTGGCGGCGGCCCACCGCATCCTGTGCAACGACTTCGGCATGATCCCCTTCTCCCTCTACCGCAAGAACGGAGACGCCCGGGAGCCGGTCCAGGATCCTGACTTGGACCTTGTTTTCAAGCTCCGCCCAAGCGTGGACCGGACGCCCTACATGCTGGGGCGCACAGTCATGTCTAACGCCTTCTGGCATGGCTTCGGCGCCGTATGGAACCGGCGCGGGCCAGACGGACGGATTTTGGAGCGCATCCCCCTCCCTTCGGACTGCTGCTCCATCCGGCAGGACCAGACAACGGGGCAGTATTACTACGATTACAGCGTGGACGGAGAGTTCCGGACCTTCACGGGGTATGAGCTGAGCTTCCTGTTTTTTGAGAGCTATGACGGCATCCGGGGCCGGGGCTTTTTGAACCTGGCCCGGGAGACCATCGGCGCGGAGGGCGCCGCCCAGCAGTACGGCCGGAAGTTCTACCAGAACGGGGCGATGATCTCCGGGATTGTGGAGGTGGACACGGACCTGGGAAAGGAAGAGCGCGACCGGGTCCGAAACGAGTTTTCCAAATACAACCCCTACGGCGACGATGCCTTCAAGGTGGCGGTGCTTGGTCGTGGATACAAGTACACGCCCATCGGGCTGAACCAGAAGGACAGCCAGTACATCGAGAGCCGGACCTTCAGCGTGGAGGAGGTGGCCCGCTTCTCCGGAGTGCCCAAGTCCATGCTGCAGAGCGGCAAGGAGAGCTTTGAGAGTAACCAGCAGCAGCGCATTGTATTCGTCACGGATGTGCTCATGCCCTACATCGTGCAATGGGAACAGGAAAATTCCTACAAGTGCCTGTTCCGGCAGCAGCGGGCGGACGGCCTGTACTTCAAGGGGAACCCGGCGGTGCTGCTGCGCGGGGACGACAAGAGCCGGGCGGAGTTCCTGACCACGATGATCCAGAACGGTATGCTGAATCCGGACGAGGCGCGGGCCCTGGAGGAGCGGGCGCCTATCCCCGGCGGCTGGGGGCAGACGTTCTTCATCACAAAAAACCTGGGCTCCATGGAGTCCGTGGCGAAAGGAGAGCCGACAAATGGTTGATATTTCAATTCGCGGAGAGCTTTGGGATGATGACAGCGCCGACGTCCTGCGCTGGTGGGGGTTCCGGGACATCACGGCCCCCATGGACATCCGGGCGGCGCTGGAGGCCGCCGGCGGGGACGAGGTGACCGTCCTGGTCAACTCACCGGGCGGAGACATGACGGTGGGCGCGGAGATCCGCTCCATACTGCGGCGGTATCAGGGCAAGACCACGGCCCTGTTCCAGGGCTACGGCGCCAGCGCGGCCACCCTGGCGGTGTCCGCCTGCTCCGTCATTCAGAGCGAGCCGGGGGCGCTGTTATGCTACCACAACCCCAGCGGGACCACCGATGGAGACTACCATGAGATGCGGCGCAGCGCGGAGGCCCTGCGGAATGCCCGGGACTGCATCCTCGAAATGTACACCGCCCGGAGCGGCAGCCGCTCCCGGGAGGAGCTGATCTCCCTGATGGATAAAAATATCTGGATCACCCCCACCCAGGCCATGGAATACGGCCTGATCGACGAGATCGTGGCGCTGGAAGGCGTCACAGAGCCGGAGGGGGACCCGGCGGCATTCGTGGCGGCGGCCGGCCGCATCCGGCTGACGGCGGCCATGCGGGAACGGTACCGGCGCCATGTGGCGGAGGACCGGGAGGCCGCCGCGCGAGACTGTGAGGCAAAGCGCATCCTGGCCCGGCTGGGGACGCTTGCAAAATACTGAGAATACGGAGGACGATTATGGACTACATGGAGAAGATCACGGAGCTGCGGGCCAGCAAGGCCAAGCTCAACGAACAGGCCCAGGCCCTGGTAAAAGAGGGCAAGTTCGAGGACGCCAATCAGCTGGCGAACCAGATGGAGGGCATCAACAAGCAGATTCAGACGGTGGAGCGGCTGCTGGACGAGAGCCGGAAGCACGCCGTCCCCCTGGATGGCAAGTATGACGGCATCCTCCACGACGAGGGGACCGGAAAGCCCAAGGATGGGAAAAAGGATGCCGTGAAGCCCTTTGCCACCCTGGGCGAGCAGCTGAAGGCCGTCTATGACCTGCGGAAGGGCCTGGTGGCGGACGAACGTCTGGAGAAGGTCAACAATGCCGCCGGCGTCACCGGCACCAACGGCCCGGACGGCGGCTTCGCCCTCCAGGAGGACTTCGCCGGGGCGATCCTGGAGAGCGCCGTGCGGCAGAGCCCCCTCCTGAACCGGCTGGACCGGTACACCTGCTCCAGCGCGGCCAACGCCATGCGGTGGCTGCACGCAGACGAGACGGATATCTCCACCAGCGTGTTCGGCGGCATTCAGATGTTCTGGGCGGCGGAGGGCGCCACGGTGGCGGCCAGCAAGCCCCAGTTCCGGGAGATGAAGCTGGATCTGGAGAAGATGATGGGCTTCTGCTACTGCACGGACGAGATGCTGCAGGACGCCGCTTTCCTGACCGGCTTTGTGGGCAATGGCTTCACCTTGGCGGCGGACCGGCTGCTGACGGAGAGCGTCATTTCCGGCGACGGCGTGGGCAAGCCCCTGGGCCTTCTGAACTCCGGGGCCGTGATCGTGGTGGACAAGGAGTCCAGCCAGGCCGCCGGAACGTTCCAGGGCGCCAACGTCATCAAGATGCAGGCCCGGGCCATGCCCCGGGGCCGGGACCGCATGGTGTGGCTGATGCATCCGGACTTGGAGGAGCAGCTGCCGTATCTGGCCATCCAGAGCGGCGAGGCGGCTAAGTTCCTCTGGAACCCGGAGGGCGGCCTGGGCAACTTCGACACCCAGCGGGTGCTGAACAAGCCGGTGCTGTTTGAGGACAGCTGCCCCGCTCTGGGCAGCAAGGGCGACGTCATGCTGGTGGACCCGATGCAGTACATCCTGCTGAGCAAGGGTACCGCAAAGCAGGACTGGTCCATCCATGTGGAGTTCCTGACGGACCAGAACTGCTTCCGCATGGTGTTCCGCTGCAACGGTGCCCCCAAGGTGACCCAGCCCCTGAAGATCAAGAACAGCGCCAAGACCCGCAGCCCCTTTGTGGCGCTGGCCGCCCGTACATAAGGAGGAGGACAGTATGAATCGGATTTGTGAAGAAGTGCAGTACCTGGACGTATTCGCGCCCCAGGCGGTGGCTACGGCCACAGATAAGGCCAGCGCCTTTGTGGACACCGCCGGCGTGGACAGCGTGGAATTCCTGATCTACACCGGTGCCCTCACCAGCGGGAAGAAGCTGACGGTGGGCGTCCAGACCTCCGCGGACGCCAGCGGCTCCAGCCCGGAGGAGGCGGAAGAGACGGTATTTACCGCATCCGGCTCCGATCCCGGACTTGCCGTGGTGAGCTACAGGGTCCGGGGAGACCGTGGCCGCTATGTGGGCGTCACCTTCCAGCATGATGCCGGCGCGGAGGTGGACTGCGCCGTGGTGGCCGTTGTGCGGCCGATGTACCGGCCGCCGGAGAACAGCTGGCAGCTGGTGGTGTAAGTCATGACGACCTGGAGCGAGACGATCAGGGCCCGGCTCATGGCCTACTGCCGGATCGACGTGCTGGAGGACGGAGAAGAGGACCTGCTCAAGACCCTGTATCTCTCCGCTGTCGCGTATCTGGCGGGCGCTGACATCTCTGAGCCGGAGGCGGACACGCCCAGGCGGGCCCAGTACGACCTGTGCGTGAACGCCCTGGTCCTGGACGCCTATGACAAGCGGGGCACCACCGTCAGCGGCTCGGCGCTGACCGACAACCGGGAATACCGGGGGACCTTCCTGCAGCTGCAGGCCACGGAGCCGGTGTCCGAATCGGACACATAAAAAGGGCCGCCCCGGCGGAGGCCGGGGCGGCGGGGCAATCATACGGGATCGCCGTGGTAAGTATCAAAGTCCACCATGGCATAGGCCGCCGTCTGAGGCGGCGCACAGACGGGAAGCGCCGCAGAGGGCGCCGGAATTTCGCGGCCCAGATCTCGGGCGGAGATCCCCCAGAGGCCGATAGCGTCCGCGGCCATGTCGATGGCGTCGGCGAGATCCTTCCCCTCCGTATTGATATCCAGGTCCGGCACGTAGACCACATAGCCGTTTTCGGACGGCGTCAGGATGATGGGATAGGCTTGTTTCATGAGAATTTCTCCTTTTGCGGAACAGCGGAGAGGCAGGTGTGACGCTATCTCTGGGGGGCGGGACCATACTCACGCTCCATTGCGTTTCGGGTGACAATCCACTGCTTGCCATATTTCTGTGCGTCTACACCCTCCACCAGTTTGTGATAGGCGACTGCCTTTCGGAGCGTACTCTCGTGCAGCCCCCAGAGTTCTGTAGCATCTGCAAAGGACAGGAGACTGTCAAAAGGTGAGGACACAGGCACACTGTTTTCCCAGAGCTCGGAGCCGTCCATGTCGATATCATCATTCCAAGAGACACCATAGCCGCCGGGGTCAGTGCGCACTTGACTGAACAGGCCGGGAACGTCACGCAGGGGGGCAAAAACAGGCATCCGCTGGATCAGCGGGGTCATGTTGTATTCCCGGCAGCAGCCTTCTGTGAAGTGGACCAGAAGCCTGTAATTTTCCAAAGGGGTCACGGATTTGATCTTGTGAAACATGGGACCACTCCTTTCTGTGCTGTATCGGACCGCACCCCGCTCATACGAGCGGGGGCAGCGTCCGGAAGTTCTGTGTATTCCACATATCCAAGAGTTCCTGCTGGTGCGCGGCCATCCACTCCCGAACCATGGCCAGCCCCTTGCCTGGAAGATCCCCCTCTAGCATATCCAGCGTCTGGATATCAATGACGCCGTTATAGTCACCGTATAGTGCGTGGATATGCGGCGGATTGTGTTCCTTACCCAGCAGATACATCTTGATGGTCATACCATAAAAGCGAGCAATCACAGGCATATTTGTGTCCCCCTTTCTAACGATTATTATATCACGGTATCGTGAAATGTCAAGAGAAGAAGGAGAAAATTATGGCGGTTGTCAGTGCTGGGGATCTGCGGAACCGGGTGGAGGTGCTTCGCCGGACCGGGCGGATCAACCCGCTGGGAGAGCAGACATACGACTATGAGGCGGAGCGCCGGGTGTGGGCCAAAATCGTGCCCACGGCCGGGCGGGGCGAGACCGTTGAGGGAGACATGGAGCGGGCGGAAGTGACCCACCGGATCACCGTGCGCCGGGCCTCCATCCCGAACCTGACGACGGACCTGCGGCTTCGCTTCCGGGAGCAGGTCTACGAGGTCCAATATTTTTACCCCAATTACCGGGACAGCGGTTTCCTGGATCTTTATGCAAGGCTGGTGATCGAAGATGGCACGCGCAGCTTTTGATGCGTCAGCTCTGGCGGCATTTGCCGCACAGCTTGGACAATCCGGCGAAAGACTGCGCCGGCAACAGAAGCCTTTCTTGCGCAAAGAGGCCAACAAACTGAGAAAGCAAACTGTGAACGGCGCACGAAGGCTTGGAAAAAAGACGGGAAATTACCTGAAATCCATCAAGCGCGGAAAGGTGTACAGCTATCAAGGATCTCAAGCAATCCGTGTGTACTCCTACGCTCCACACGCACACCTGATTGAAGAAGGGCACCGGATGGTGACACATGATGGCCGGGAAGTCGGGTTTGTGCAGGGACACCACGTTTTTGAGGTCGCTGCCAGAGACTTCGAGCCGCAGTTTTTGATGGATTTGGATGACCTGTTGGACGAGGCGGTGAGAAACCTATGATCTCTTTACAAGCGGTCAATCGGGCAATCTGCGCACGGTATCAAACGGCCCTGGACGCCGCCGGCACCGGCGCCAAGCTGGTGGCGGAGGACGTGTCCAAGCCCATCATCCGGCCCAGAGGCAAGGTGGAGCTGGAGGACGGATCGGACACCCGGCTCCTGGCCTCCGGTCGGGAGCGGACGGTGACCTTCCGGCTGTACTACTTCGCCAAGGACCGGGACCGGCCCAAGCTGGAGAACCTGGCGGTGCGCAGCGCCATCGGGGAGGCATTTCTGGACGGGATCACGGTGGAGGACACCTATCTGGGCATTGACGAAGGCGTTTCCTTTACCGTGACGGACGGCGTGCTGGTGGCCTCGCTGGAGCTGACGCTGACGGAGCCAGTGCCGAAGGCGGACGCAGAGCCCATGGAAGAGCTGAATTTGGATTTGGAGGTAACATGAAATGGCTGTAACACTGCCGAAAATTCTGGTCACATTCACACAGCTGGCTACATCGTTCATCCAGCGGTCCGCCCGGGGGATCGCGGTGCTGATCGTGCGGGACGACACCGCCGGGACCGGAAAGACGTTTTTCCAGTACGGAGACGCCACCCAGGTGAGCGACACGGAGTTCACCCCCGCCAACCAGCAGTATATCAAGGACGCGCTGTCCTTCGGCCCGCTGCGGGTGAGCGTGGTGAAGATCAAGACCGCGGACGATCTGGCGGCTGCGGCGGCAATCTTCACCCAGTATGAAAAGACAGGCTGGGTGACCTTTGCGGAGGGGAGCAGCGACGACTGGACGGACCTGTCCAGCTGGATCAAGGCCCAGGAGAAGGCATACAAGAGCTGGAAGGCCGTCTGCTTCAAGGCCGCGGCGCCGGACTCCATGCACATTGTCAACCTCAGCAACGAGAAGGTGACCTTTGCCGATACCCGGGGAGAGGCGAGCGGCGAGAAATACTGCGCCTCTCTGGCGGGCCTGCTGGCATCCTGCAACGTGGAGCAGGGCGCCACCAACAAGCTGTGTCCGAATCTGACACGGGTGGCGGTGCCGGAGGATCCGGATACCGTGGTGGGAGCGGGAAAATTCCTGCTGATCAATGACGATGACGAGGTCCGGGTGGGCGTGGATGTGAACGCCCTGACCACCACCAACGGCACCACCCTGACGGAGGACATGCAGTACATCGAGACCGTGGAGGCCATGGATATGCTGCGGGACGACATCACCGCTACATTCCGGGACGAGTACTTGGGCAAGTACCGCAACAGCAAGGCCAACCAGATGCTGTTCATCTCCGCAGTCAATTACTATTTCGATACACTGGCGGCTGCCGCCAGCAACTACGTGCTGAACCCGGACCACGACAACAAGGCCGGCATCGACGTGACCGCCCAGCGGAACGCCTGGATCGGGTCCGGGAAGGCGGAGGCCGCGGACTGGGACGACGCCACCGTGATGGCGACGCCGTTCAAGCGGATGGTCTATCTGGCGGGAGACGTGCAGATCCTGGGCTGCATGGGCGGCCTGGAGTTTGCCGTCACCCTGATGTAAGGAGGACGTATGAGCAAGAAAACAGAGAAAATGCTGCACGGGTCCTGCAGCGAGGCGTATATCAACGGCGCCCGGGATGACTTGGCCACCAAGATCGAAGTGAAGGTCACCGGCGATTTCGAGGACGGCGCGTTCTGCGGGGATTACGGGACGTTCCCGATTTACAACGGATACGCCATCGAGGGCACCATTACTGACAAGAAACAGGACAGCACGCTGGAGACCGCCATTGTGGAAGGGTACCGGACCGGCATCATGCCGGACATCGTGCTGATCACAGCTCTTACCAACCCGGTGAGCAGGCAGACAGAGCGGTGGAGCGTCTCCGGTGTGGTGTTCACGGAAGTGGCCCTGGCCAATATTGAGGCGAAAAAGGCCGTGGAACGGGAGCTCCCCTTTAAGGCGGAGCGGTGGAAGAACCTGGAGGCGATTTCATGAGCAGGAAAATCACATTTGACGAGCTGGTGGCCCGGCGGGAACAGCGGGAGAGCGACAAGCTGAAGGTTGGGATGCTGACCATTCCCGGCACCGGCGTGGGGCTGGAAGCCCGGATGCCGCCCCAGAAGGCGGTGCTGGAGCTATACGGTGAACTGGGCAACGCCCAGGACGCTCTGGCGGCGCTGCGCTGCGGCAACCACGCTCTGTACGTGTGCTGCCCCCAGCTGCAGGACCGGGAGCTGCAGAAGGAGCTGGGCGTGGACGAGGACCCCATGGGCATCCTGGACGCCCTGTTCACGCCAGTGGATCAGGACCAGCTGGGCGGTGAGGCGCTGCGGTTCCTGGGACTGCTCCCTCCGCTGCCGAAAAGCGCCAAGGATACCAGCTCCGACGGGGAGCCGGCTGCGGACCCGGGGCTTGAGACGGTAAAAAACTGATTGCCCGCGACCCCCTGCTGGAGCTGATGGCGTTTTACGCCGTGCGGGGCGTGCCGCTGGATGTGCTGGCGGCCGCCACACCGGCGGAACGGGGCTTCCTGCAGGGGGCGCGGGCATTGTACTACGAGGAGCAGGCGGCGCTGCTGCAGGCGGCGGTGGCGCGGACGCTGACGGGAGGCGGGCGGCATGGCGAATAGAGTCATCAACACCATTCTCAACCTGCGGGACAACATGTCCGGCGGCCTGATCCGGGTGGCCCGGAACACGGAGGGCGTCACGCGGGAGATGGAGAGCGCCACCCGGAGCGTGGTGGCCTTCAAAAACCGGGCCGTCTCCGCCCTGGGCAGCGCCACCAAGAGCTTTGTCAAGTGGGGCGCCGCCTCCGCCGGCGCCGTAACGGCGGCGTTTCTGGCTATGGACAGCGCCACGGAGGATTACCGGATCGCCCAGGGCAAGCTGAATACCGCCTATGAGGCGGCGGGATACAGCGCGGAGACCGCGGCCACCGCCTACAATGAGTTTTATCAGATCCTGGGAGACACGGACACGGCCACGGAGGCCAGCCAGCTGCTGAGCAAGCTGGTCCAGAACGAGCAGGATGTGACAAAGTGGACCCGGGTGGCCGCCGGCGTCAGCGGCACCTTCGGCGACAGCCTGCCCATTGAGGGGCTGATCGAGGCCACCAACGAGACGGCCAAGGTGGGCAAGGTCACCGGCGTGCTGGCGGACGCCCTGAACTGGGTGGGGATCAGCGAGGACAAGATGAACGAACGGCTGGAGCGGACCTCCAGCGAGGCGGAGCGGAACCGGATCCTCCTGGAGACGCTGACCGGCAGCTATGACGACGCCGCGGACGCCTTCTACCGGAACAACGAGCAGCTGGTCCAGGCCCGGAAGAACCAGGCGGCCCTCTCCGCCATGACGGCGAAGCTGGGCAATGCCAGCGCCATTGCGAAAAACAGCCTCATGCGTCTTTTCGGCGTACAGGAGGACGGCAGCATCCGGGCGGGCTCCGCCCTGGCCTGGCTGAACGACCGTGCGGAAAGCGTCCTGGCTAAATTCCAGGAGTGGAGCCAGGACGGGACGATGGACGCCCTGGCGCAAAAGCTGGATCAGGGGCTGGCCAGGGCCGGAGAGATGGCGGGCAACGCCTTCCAGTGGGTGCTGGACCACGGCGATACTATCAAGCGATGGGTGGTAGGGCTGGGGACCGCTCTGGCCCTTGTGAAAGTGGCGCAGTTTGCCAGCGGTGTCATGAACGCCATCAAGACCGTGAAGCTGTTTGCCACCACGGTGGGGACCATCGTCGCCGCGAATCCGGTTGTCCTGGCAATCGTTGCGGCCATTGCGGCGATCTCGCTGCTGGTCGCCAACTGGGACAAGGTCAAGGCCAAGGCCGGAGAGCTGTGGGACGGGATCAAGACCGTGTTCGGTGGGATCAAGGACAGCATCGTGGGGGCGTTCAACTCCGCAAAAGAGGCAGTAGGCAGCTTCTTCTCCTGGATCGGGGACAAGTTGTCCGCTCTGGACGGCGCCATCGAGAGCGTGCCGGTTATCGGCAGCATCTACCGGGGGATCAAGGGCGCGGGCAGCTGGGTGATCGACAAGGTCACCGGCCACGCCACCGGCACCAGCTACTTCCCCGGCGGCTGGACCCGGGTCAACGAACGGGGCGGCGAGATCATGCGCCTGCCCGGCGGCACCCAGATCATCCCCCACGACGTATCCCGCCGCATGGTTGGCGGCACGACGGTGCAGGTCTATGTGACGGTCCAGGGCAATGTGATCGGCAATCAGGCTTACGCGGAGAGCTTGGGAGAAACCATTGCTCAAAAGCTCCTGCGGGCGCTGCGGAACAGCTGAGGAGGCTCCATGTACCAGGTGATCCTATCCATCAACAACAACGAGGAGGTGGCGGTGCTGCCCGCGGTCCCGACGGATCTCGGGCCCCAGCTCCCCCAGAACAACGGGACCTATGAGGGCCTTTCCGGAGATTACAACACCCTGGGGCCTATGGGCCTTTGGGAGATGTCCATTGCCAGCTTCTTCCCGGTGGGCCGGCGTTACAGCTTCATGCCGGCAGACGCCTGGACAGACGGGTGGAAGTATGTGGACTTCTTCGAGCGGAACCGCCCCAGGATGCTGCCGTTCCGGATCATCATTCTGGATGGGAACGGCGTTTGCCGCATGAACAGCCCCTGCTCGGTGGACCAATTCGAGTGGCATGTCAAGCGGAACGGGGATATCTCTTACAGCCTGACGCTGCGGGAATACCGCTTCGTCTCCGGCGCGAAGTGAGGAGGGGCCATGGGAACGCAGTACGTGGACGACCACCGCTTCCTGCTGTGCAAGGGCAGCACGGTGACGGACATCACCAGGGCGGTCAGCCAGCCGGAGGCCCGGGATGAGCTGGACGCCCTCAGCGTGGAGCTGACCTTCACGGCGGTGCGGAACAACAACCGGGACAAGTATATGCACTGGTACGGCATCGAGCCGGGAGACAAGCTGCGGGTTGTGAACCACGGCCGGGAGGTCTTTTCCGGCGTGATCCTCACCGTGGGGCTGGACGGCGCGGTGACCGCCAACGACATGGGATGGTATCTGACTAAATCAGAGATCATCCTGCAGCTGGCGGACGCGGCGGCGCCGGACGCGGTGCGGCGGATGTGCGCCAAGGCGGGGATCGCCGCCGGAACCATCGACCTGCCGCCCACCCGGATCTCCCAGGTGTGGGTAGGGTCCACCCCGGAGCAGATCCTGGAGGACATCCTGGCCATCTGCTCTGCGGAGACGGGACTCACCTACCGCCGGCGAGTCCGGGAAGGCGCTCTGCAGGTGGGGCCGCTGCCGACCGTCCCCATCATTGCCTACCACAAGCCGGCGGAAAATCTGGGGGCCTTTGACATCACCCTGGCAAAGGGCAGCGTCAGCGGATCGGACTCCATGGCCGAGCTGACCAACAGCGTGGTGCTGGCCGCCGGAGGAGAGTCCGCTGAGACGCTGGGACGTGCGTACAACAGCGCCAGCATTGCCAAATACGGCCTGCTGCAGGCGGTGGAGACCCTTTCCGGAGATGAGAACACCGCCCAGGCGCGACAGCGGCTCCAAACGCTGCTTGCTCAGGGCGACAGGATCGCCCGGGAGCGGTCTGTGGATGAAATCTGGGGGGCGGACGAGGTGGAGAGCGGTATCCTCCTGCAATTCCGGCAAAACAGCTATGGCGTGACCGGGGTGCAGCGGGTCACCGGCGTCACCCACCGCTATGGACACCCCCACCTGATGAGTCTGACGGTGGAGGACCCCCAATCCCCCCGGGCCGCTGGCAGCGGGGACGCCATTACCGTTTGAGGAGGACAGCATGGGCGCATGGGACTATGAGCTGGCCCGCGAGCTGCGGGGCCTGGGGCGGGGAGCGGGCAGGACGGAGATCCTGGAGGGGACGGTGGTATCCGTCAATCCGCTGACCGTCTCCCTGTTCGGCGGAGAGGTGATGGCGCCGCCGGCGCCGCTGCAAACGCTGTTCTGCGCCCAGGGATTTTACCGGGACGCGGACAGCGGACATCTGGAGCTGGAGGCCTGGAAATCCGGGGACCGGGTGTGCTGCTGCTGGATGGGCAAGACTGTGGTGGTTTTAGGCCGGCTGTCCGAGCCGGACGAAGCGTTGGATGTGAGGTGATCTGTGATGGCGGAGATGTTTCCGACGGTGCCGGGGCGTATCCCGGCCCAGGCGGTGGAGGAGATCGGGCGGGTACCGGCCTTCGACAGCGAAACCAGCCGGTTCCTGCTGGTGGACGGCGCCCTGGTGGAGCGCACCGGGCGGGAGGCGGTGCGGCAGTGGTTTGACCTGATGCTGCGGCAGCAGCCGAACCGGGTGCCCATCTATAGGACGGAGTCCGGCGCGGCCGGGATCGGCGTGGACCGGCAGATGATCGGCAGCAAGCTGCCCTCCGGCCTGATCGCGGCGGAGATCGAGCGCAATGTGCGGGAGACGGCTTCCTATTGCCCGGCGGTGCGGGCGATACGGGATTTTGAGGTGACGCGGCAGGGGCGCCGCTGCCATGTGGCTTTCACGGCGGTGCTGTACGACGCGGAGACGGTGGAGGTGAGCGCGGATGTCTGAGACCCTGGAAACCATGCTGGAGGCGATGCCGGACAGCTACCAGAAAACCGTAGGGTTCCCCACCTATGACCTGCTGGCGGCGGCCGCGATCCCGATGGAGGAACTGGAGGCACAGCTGCAGGAGACAGCGGCCAAGCTGGATCCCGCCAACCTTACCGGGGAGGAGCTGGAGCGTTACGTCAAGAGCCGGTCCGGCCTTGTGCGCAACCCGCCCACCTGCGCATCCGGCATCCTCCAGGTGACGGGCAACGGCACTGTCAATGAGGGGGATCTCTTTGAGTCCGCCGGGGGCATCCAGTTTGCCGCCACGGCCACCGTGGACATCACCGGCAGCGGAGAGGTTGCCATCCGCTGCACCACGCCGGGGGCGGCTGGAAACCTGCCTGCCGGGAGCGTCACCATGATGCCGGTGCAGATCGCCGGTATCGTGTCGGTGTCCAATTCGGACGCGCTCACCGGAGGCTATGACGCCGAGACTGACGAGGCCTATTATGAGCGTTATATCCTGCGGCTGCAGACACCGCCCACCAGCGGAAACCAGTACCACTACCGACTCTGGGCCCTGGAGGTCACCGGCGTGGGTGGCGTGCAGATCTATCCCCTGGGCCACGGGGACAATACCGTGGACGTGGTGCTCATTGATGTGGACGGACATCCGGCAGACGGGGAGCTGGTGGAACGGGTCCAGACCCATATCGACCCCGGCAGCAAGGGCTTGGGAGAGGGAGAGGCCCCCATCGGCGCTTATTGCTATGTGAGCGGGGCGGAGGCTGTGGAACTGACCCTCTCCATGACGGTGCAGACGCTGCCCGACGCGGAGCAGGAGGCGGTGACGGCGGCCGTTAAAGCGGTGGTGGCGGACTATCTCAAGAGCATTGCCTTTACCCAGAACTATGTGAGCTACGCCCGGATCAACGCAGCCATCCTGGAGGCGGACGGTGTGCAGGATGTATCTGGACTGACGGTCAATGGCGCCACCGCCAATGTGGCCATCAGGGAGCGGCAGGCGGCCGTTTTGGGGGAGGTGAGCATCCGGTATGGAGCTGGTGCGTAATCTTCCCCAGCAGTACCGCCAGGACCCTTGGGTGCTGGCTCTGGCAGACGCCATCCTGGGCGTCCTGGAGGATCAGAGCCGACGGTCCCTGGAGCTCCGGGCGCAGCTGTCCCTGGAAACCATCACCTGGGCGTTGGAGATCGAGGAGCGGGCGGCGGGGATCGTGCCGCCTGTCGGCGCCACCCTGGAGAGCCGGCGCAGCGTATTGGCTGCCCGATACCGCTCCAGCGGTAAGGTGAGCATTGAGACCATCCAGGCCGTGGCGGACGCCTGGCGCAACGGCGAGGTGGATGTGGACTTTGCAGGCGGCAGGATCCAGGTGACCTTTGTGGGAGACTATGGGGTACCGGAGGACCTGCAGGCGCTGCAGGAGGCCATCGGCCGCACCATCCCGGCCCATCTGCCCATAGATTACTTCTTCCGATATCTCCTGATCCGGGAGATCCACCAGGTTAAGACACTGACCCAGATGCAGCAGCTGACGCTCAAACAATTTGCGGGAGGGAGAGAGTAATGGCGAGCTATACGCCCAATCTGAACCTTTTGATGAAGGATCCTGTGGCGGACGGAGCCGACACCTTTAATATTGAAACCATGCTCAACCAAAACTGGGAGAAGATCGACCGGCAGGTGCTGCTGGCCATGGCGGCCGCGGCGGCGTATAACGCCGGGACAACCTACCGGAAGGGAGATTTCTGCTCCCGGGGCGGGCTGCTGCACCGGGCCAATCAGGACATTGCGCAGCCGGAGGCATGGACCGCCGGACATTGGACAGATATTTCCATCACTGACGTGATCCGGGGCCTGACAGCGGCGGACGTGGGGGCGGCTCCTGGCGGGTTTGGCTTCGGGGATGCGATACAGGAAATTGCGGCCGCCAGCGCGGAGGAATCCTATGAGACATACTGCGCCAAGGTAGACGCCGTACTGGACGCGATGCCGGACAAGACGGCAAAACTGGTGCGGGCCTATCCGCCAGCAGTATACGGCAATGCAGGTACTACGTTATCGCTTTTATACAAGAGCGACGCCAACTATGCGGTACTATCCAATATCGGCAGTGCAGACATGTGGCTGTGTGGATGGCGAATGTTCAAGCACCGGTATCCCTCATCGTCAAGCCCGTCAGTGTGGTTTCCGTTTGAGTGGGAGCATCCGCCCATGCAGTTGGGCGTCGAGTACCGAACGACCGAGCGGTGGCAAGAGGCTCCTGTTTATGCAAAATTGGTAAACTTTGGGGCTGCCCCTAATTCGGCATCAAGTTCTATCGCACACAACATTGAAAATTTCCAGCAATGCGCGGGATTGCATGGAACGCTGGGTGGAGCAAACCTAATTGGGCACTCAGGTGTAGTGTCAATTGATGTAAATGCAAAAACAATCACCATTGAAACGAATAGGGATTTATCCAAAAGCAGTGTGCTTGTTTTGATTAGATACACAAAAACCACAGACTAAGGAGATTTGTGCGTGAAAATCATTAAGTTCCAAATTGTGTCCGAAAAAAATTATGGGACAGAAGAAAAACCGGATCTTCGTCAAGTTTTCAATGATAAGCAGTGTAAATACACCGAAACGGCATACGCTGATGCTCTGAAAGAAGCTTATAACGGTGAAGTCACTGTTGAGGACATCCCGGATACCCGTCCACTGCACGAGATCAAGTCAGAGCGTCAGGCGGAGAACAAGGCTGCTCTGGCTGCTTGGCTTGCTTCTCATCCGCTGACGTGGTTGGACGGGAAGCGATATGGCGTGGAGGAACAGGACCAAAACGAATTGGCATTGAATCTTATGCAGTACCAGGCGAACAAGGCCGCCGGACAGCCTGCCGTGCTGGAATGGCACGCCCAAAAGGAGGAGTGTCGGGCGTTTGAGGAGCCCGAATATACCGCCCTATCCATAGCTATTTCCGCTTATGTATATCCATACCGCCGGTACCAGGAGAAGATCAAGGCTGCCATCTACAATGCCAGGACAGCGGAAGCGGTGGAGGCTGTGGTCATTGACTATGCCGGGGTAATCGTGGAGGAGGGGGATGCCGATGTATAACCGTGCAGGCATTCTGAAAGCGGGCCGAAAAGTGGTCCGGGGTGTGCAGATCACCTTCTGGCGGGTGTGTGGCTGGATTTTTTTCGGGGCCCTGTACGGCGGGCTGGAAATCCTATGGAGGGGGCACACGCACTGGACCATGCTGGTGCTGGCAGCGGTCATTTCCATCCCGCTGGACATCGCAAACGACACCGTCATCCCGTGGGAGACGCCCCTGTGGCTCCAGGCCGTGATCGGCGGTACCATCATCACGGCGGCGGAGTTTGTGGTGGGCTGTATCGTTAATCTCTGGCTGGGGTGGGACGTGTGGGATTATTCCGGGATGGTGTTCAACATCTTAGGCCAGGTTTGCCTTGCATACTGGATGCTGTGGGTGGCGTTATCCCTCCCGGCCATCGTAATGTTTGATTTCATGGCCTGGAGATCCGGGCGGGGACCGCGGCCAATGTACAAACTACTTAGACCATAGGAGGGGGAGGAGAGTCCCATGACTACGGAAGTGATCTGTGCGCTGATTGCAGGGGTGGCGGCTGTTTTGTCGGCTCTGGCGGAGCGGAGGGCCCGAATCAGCACCAAACGAACGGAAGCCCGGGCGCAGCGCCGGGAAAAAGAGAGCCGGCTTGCCATGGAGCTGATGTACGCCACATGCTCGCTGTCTCTGACCACGGCCAAGAAGCTGGCCGGGCAGCATACCAATGGCGACGTGGAGGAGGCCATGACGGCGGCCGACAGCGCCAAAGAAGCGTATGTAGACTTTGTCCGGGACGAGGCAGCGCACCAATTCAGTAAAGTTTAATACCCGGCACCAGCCGGAAATTTGAAAGGAGTACATACCATGAAAAATCTTGAGGAAATCTTGCATCACTACACCAGAGGGGACAAGCCTCTGGACGAGACCAACCAGGAGCTGAAGAAGCTGGATTGCGGACTCCAGCTTGACCCCACCCGCAATCTCTTCTCCGCTCAGGAGCTGGCGGAAACCCGTGTGGGTGAGACGCCGGACGAGGCCAACGGCTGGGGGCTTATGGACCACGGCGTGGGCTGCCTGGAGAAGGTCCGCGTGGCGGACGGCCGCACCGTGGACGTGGACATGGGGCAGGAGACGGCCTATGTGTACATCGGCGGCCGGTGCTACCGCCTGCGGGGTGACGTGCTGACGGAGGAGGACTGAGATGGAGCTGCTGAAAAAGCGGGCAGCCAACCTGCTGGCGGTCAAGAGCATTGTGACAATTGTGCTCACATGCGTCTTTGCTTATCTGGCCATTGCCGGCCACGTGACCACAGATCAGTTCTTAACGGTATTCACGGTGGTAATCGCCTTCTACTTCGGTACACAGGCGGAGAAGCGGAGCTCCCAGGCAGAAGGTATTGCTGAACTGCAAAGCGGAGCGATTGTCCTGTCAGAGCAGGGAGCGGTTCAAGGCGAACATAAGCAGGCATAA